TGGTGGTGGTGGCCGCGGTGGTGGATCATGGAATGCACGAGGCGCAGGCGGCGGTGGTGGAGCAGGTCAACTTATTCAACAATATGCTATCAGTATCGGAGCAAGCACATATGCAGTTACCGTTGGTACTGGCGCAACAACAGTCGATACAAATAGTAATGGTTCAAATGGTGGATCAAGTAGCGCATTAAGTTATACTGCGGCTGGTGGTAGTGGCGGCGGCCGCTCACAATCCACAGGTAATAGTGGATATAGCCCAGGCGGCGGCGGTGCCGCCGGTAATAACTTTAATGGTAATTATGATCGTGGCCCATTTGCGGCAGGCACAACCAGCGGAACATACACAGCAGGACGCGGATACGGTGGCGCAAGCACTACTGTTAATGGAATAGCAGGCGGTAGCGGTGCTGGCGCAGGCGGTAATGGTGTAAATGGTGATTCATATGTTGCAGTAGGGCCAAGTCCAGGCGGCGCTGGTGTAAGTATTAATTTTAATGGCACAAGCACAACATACGCAGTGGGTGGTGGTGGTGGTTGGGGTCAGGCTGGCAATGGACTAGAAAGTGGTGCCACAGCGGCGGGCGCAGGATCAGGTGGCGGAGGCGCTGGCGGCGGAACTGGCGGAGATACAGCCCCAGGATCAGGCCGAAACGGTATTGTAATAATTCGTTACCTAGCATAAAGGAATAACCAGTGGATATCAGTTACTTTGAATCGGGCTACATTGTTGAGTCGTACTTCACCCGCATTGCGGATGCTGAAGCCACTCTCACAGCCAACTTTAGTGGTTACACACAAGCAGACCTAATTGCCAGTGGCGATGAACGTGCCAGTGCTGACCTGCAAGCCACTAGCACACTGCAAGCAACTGGTACCAAGGTGTATAGAATTACTGCAGACCCCATAGCCGTTACACAGACCAACACTGGTGGCGCCAGTGCATTCGACGGTACTAGTTCAGGCCTTGGACTTACCACATATGATTATTACGGCTCATTGAAGATTGATGCTGGACCACTGGTAGAGGCATAACATGGCATTGAATCCTTTTGGTAAATTTAAAAACAGTCTTAAACTAGACGCTCGTGGCAGTGGTACCCCAGTGGCGTATGGGCCAGTGTATGGCAACGGCACATGGGTATCTATTAGAGGCGATGGCGGCGTTAAAACCAGTACCGATGGAGTCAACTGGATTGACGCATCACAAATAAATTTTAATGGTAGTAGTAAATTTAAATTTTTAAACGGTAAATTTACTTTTATAACTAATTACACTACTAATAATTCAGTTGAATCTTATACCCAAACAAGTACCGATGGAGTTAACTGGACTTTCTATCAAGCAAAAACAAATAACACAAGTATAAATTCTAATGCTTACATTTATAATATTGGTATTGTTGATATTACTTACAGTGGTGGAAAGTATTGGGCTACTGGATCTGAATATATACCTAATCAAGGAAATGTTGATAAACTAAACAAACTTTATTCATCTACCAATTTAACCAATTGGGATCAAAGTTATTCAATCCCAGCAAATCCTTATTTGCAAGCCACTGACTACTTTGGAGGCCTAATTAGTAGTAGCGGAAATCTTATTGTTGCTTTGTTTACTAGCAACGGCGCATCTTCTAGACTACAGGTATTTTCACGTGATGGCGGAGCCTCCTGGGAAATTGCCTATGGTGCAGATAATTTTAATGCTAAAAATATTGCTTACAATGGTACCTATTGGCTAGCAGTAGGTAGCAATGGCACACTAATGAGCCATTACAATCCTTCAACAGGCGCAGGATTCATACAAGATAATTGGGTAAGTTTTCAAGGCCCAGCCAACACTACAGATGTAAACTGGCAAGCAGTAGCATACATTAACAACAAGTGGTTGATAGGCGGAAGCAAATACAATACAACTACAGCACGTTACGAACCAAGATTCTATACCAGTACAAACTTACTGACTTGGACCAGCATAACTGTTCCTGAGTCAAGCACTGTTAACACCACAGAAACTTTTGGTGCTGGTGCATTTAACATTGCCACTGATGGTACACGAACAATCACATGGCAATACACTAGTACAAACTTGACTGATTGGACAGTTGTAAATTATCGTATTCCCAATCAACAACCATACTTGGACTATGGTCAACTTGATCGATACGGTGATTGGAAGACCATGGACTTTTGGGTCTATATTGGCGCTGTTGATTCTGCTTTTGTACAATACCCCATTGCCAGTTGCTGGCTCAACAGCACCAACTACTGGAGCGTAATCCTCAGCACCGTGGGCCCAGGCGGATATAATCCCCGTTTAACTTTTGCCAGTAGCGACCAAAGCCTAGGTCAAGCAGGACTAATTTCCAGTAGCACTGGCCCCCGCACAGCGGGTGATACTAATAACTTCCAAGGCACAATTGTTCCTGGACAATGGAACCACGTGCGTATTGTACGCAATACAGGTGTAGGTGCTATCTATATCAACGGTAACTTAGACACCAACAGTGGAACAACATTCACAGCACCTTCAGGAGCATTGCCACACGCAGGTAACTTGACCATTGGCCGTATAGGTGATGGTTTTGAAAGTTATCGTGCTCGTAATACTGACTATTGGATTGATGAATTTACCTTAAACTTCAATCCGCTAAACAGCCCCAGCGCACAGACAATTACCGTGCCAACAGAGCGCGGGTTCTCAACTGACACTACTTTGTTGTTGTTGCATTTTGATTACAACTACTTGGATGATTCAAGTATTCCAATCACAGCAGACAGTCCGCTAACTGCACAGGCCACAGTGCAAGCAACGGCTACCAAAGTAATCCGTGGCAGTGCCGCACTGACCGCAAGCACAACACAAACTGTCACAGCAAGTCGCACAAGACAAGCACAAGCACAACTCAGTGCCTTGGCAACAGAACTTGTAATAAATGCTCGCACACGTGGCATGAATATAGACATGGCTGTCTCGGCAAATCTAGCGGCCCTAACACAAAAACTCAATGGTGGTGTTGCACCGTTAACAACTGCATCACAAATCAGTGCCGCGGCCACCAAGTTCAACGGCACGGTTGTGGCATTAACAAGTCAAGCACAAGTCGCGGCTGAACCACTGAGAATCAAAACCAGCACAGTGAACATGACTGTGACCGGCATAGAATTAGCGGCCGTGGTAAAAATAGCAGAAGGTTATTGCCAAGCGTTTGATGTAAACACCACAGTGTCTGCACAGGCAGTCAAGACAGCAGGCGCCCAAGCGGCATCGAGCACACAAGCACACGTTGAAGTTACTGCACAAAAAATCAAGAATGCACAAGCCAACTTGACAGCACAAGTGACTCTAGAAGCAGACATTGGCAAGACCAAAGAGTTTGAAGCACAACTGGCCACAACAGTTTCAACTCAAGCACAAATCAAGCGAACTGCTGGCATAACATTGGCATTACAAGCACCTAGCACACAAGTCGCACAGGCCCTAAGAACACGCAACTTACAAGCCACGCTGACTGCGTTTGATACATTACTAGCAGTAGGAAGCCCAATAAGACCAACACAAGCACAGTTAACAGCCAGCACGACTATGTTGACGACTACCGGCAACATAGTCCGTGCTGTGATAAACTTACAAGTGCAAGCATTTGAATTATCAGATATAAATGTGATACGCTATGATCCATACTATAGAATTAACATTCAACCAGAAACAAGAACGCATCAAATACACAGAGAAACTCGCTTTATCACCATAAAACCTGAGACTCGTGTAAATATTATAAAGGACCAATTATGATAAGCCAAACAGGATATCAGCAGGACGCACAGGGATCATGGATCAGCAAAGATCCCACAGCGGCACTAATTTACAGCATGGACTGGAGTGAATGGCTGGGAGCAGGCGACACATTGGCCTCAGCCACATACGCACTGCAAGTTCGTGCCAATGACCCAGCACCACTAGTAAAAGTAAGTCAAGGTTATGAAGTGGGTGCCAACATTACCTATACAAAATTGTCAGGCGGACAAGTGGGCAAGGTATATACAGTAACAGCCACAATAACAACTACCTTGGGCAATACTGATCGTAGAAGTTTCCGTATCAAAGTGGAAAACAGGACAGCATAATGGCACAAACACAGCAGAGAGTCAAGCAGGCCAAAATAGCCACTAAGATAGTGGAAGGCATTGCTGTGGGCAGAGATAAAAAGGTTATCCCGCCTGAAGAAGTCTACAAATTGGCTCAAATAGGCTGTAAAGACAATGAGATAGCCAGTTGGTTTGATGTGGATGACAACACCCTGCGCTACCACTTTCAACGCGAATTAACAAAAGGCCGTGAGGCGTTGAAACAAAGTCTCCGCAAGGCACAATTACATGCGGCACTCAACGGCAATGCTGTCATGTTGATCTGGCTAGGTAAAAACATACTGGGACAGAGTGACAACCCCATGGACTCGGATTCAAACCAACCTTTACCATGGACAGATGCATAATGGCCACTACTAATGAACGTGTCAGCATCCTTGAAACCAAAGTAGACAGTATTAAAGAAGATCTCGGTGTGCTACGCCAGGAAAACCGTGATGACCACAACAAAGTCATGGACAAGTTGGATAACCTACGTGACCTAAAGAATTATGTGCTGGGCTTCTTGGCCTTTGCTGGTGTTGTGATAGCATGGATAGCCACACATATCGATTGGCACGCCTTAATTGCAAATGCCTCTTAGTCTAGCACAACAAACAATAGCAGACGATCCAGCCAGATTCCGTGTGGTAATTGCTGGACGCAGGTTTGGCAAAACACACCTCAGCATACGTGAACTGTGTTACCATGCTCGAGATCCAGATCGTGATGTTTGGTATGTGACATCAAGTTATCGCCAAGCCAAGCAGATCGTATGGAAGAAACTCAAGTACAAACTGTTGGATCTACGTTGGGCCAAGAAGATTAATGAAAGTGAACTCACCATTGAATTAAAGAATGGATCAACGATCAGCCTCAAGGGCGCGGACAATGCTGACAGCCTGCGTGGAGTAGGCTTGGACTTTATTGTCTTGGATGAGTTTGCTGACATAGATCCAGAAGCATGGTTTGAAGTGCTACGTCCCACACTGAGTGACAAGATGGGCCGTGCGCTGTTTATTGGCACACCCAAAGGCATTGGCAATTGGGCACATGATCTTTACATGAATCCAGTGGCTCAGCCCGGCACATGGAGCAGTTTCCAGTACACCACAATCGATGGGGGGCAAGTATTACCCGCTGAGATAGAAGCCGCACGTAAGGACTTGGATGAACGCACATTCCGACAGGAATTCTTAGCAACATTTGAAACATACACAGGGCGCATTTACTACAGTTTTGATCGTAAACGTAATTGCATAGCCCAAGACATACCAGACGCCACAGTAATATACATAGGTATGGACTTTAACATAGACCCCATGAGTGCTGTGATTGCACAACGTAAAGGAGATGTTCTGTATGTCATCGATGAAATCCGTATGTTTTCTTCTAACACCGCCGAAATTGTGGAAGAAATTAAAAGAAGATATGGACGAGGGCGTGTGTTTGTCTACCCAGACCCAGCAGGTTCAGCACGTAAAAGTTCAGCAGGCGGCATTACTGACCACACCATATTATCTAACGCAGGATTCGTTGTCAAAGCACCACGAGCACACACACCAGTGCGTGACCGTATCAACGCTGTGAACAGTCGTTTGAAAGATTCTACAGGTGTTAGCCACCTGTTTATAGACCCACGGTGTAAATACACAATAGAAGGATTAGAACGCCACACCTACAAGGAAGGCACCAGCCAGCCTGACAAGGACAGTGGCTATGACCACATGATGGATGCATTGGGTTATATGGTTGATTACCTGTTCCCAGTCCGCAAAGATTCAACTAACATAGTCCAGCCTCGACGTTGGTCTCACAATACCGGAGCATAAGAATGCCAATACAAGCAAACCAAACAAGCCTAGAAAGGTATTTGACAATTACCACTAGCAATTACCTTTATAATGATTATAAGAATCGCTGGCAGTTTTATTTAGAGTCATACCTAGGCGGAGAAGAGTATCGCCAAGCAGGACACTTGACCAAGTACCAATTGGAAACTGCCAAAGAATACCAAGCACGGCTGGATGCAACACCACTTGACAACCATTGTAAAAGTGTTATCAGTGTGTACATCAGTTTCTTGTTCCGTGAAGGACCCGATCGCGACTTTGATCTCAATGGTCAAGACTTTACACTAGAAATGTTCCTACGTGATGCGGACTTGGAAGGACGCAGTCTCGATGCCTTTATGAAAGATGTGGCCATATGGAGCAATGTGTTTGGACACTGCTGGGTGATTATTAGTAAGCCCAATGTGGGTGCTGTTACACAAGCAGATGAAATTGCTCAAGGTGTGCGCCCTTACTTGAATTGCATGACTCCGCTTACCGTGTTGGACTGGACATGGAGCCGCAGTGCCACTGGACATTATGAACTGACCTATTTCAAATATGTGGAAGAGATCAACAGCAACCTCAGCACTGTGAAAGAATGGACCAAGGATACAATCGCCACTTATGTTGTGGACACCAAAGAAAAGAAGATCCACGAAGAGTTTGTGGAAGTCAACGGCTTGGGTGAGATACCTGCGGTGCAAGTGTATGCCACACGCAGTCCTATCCGTGGCATTGGAAGCAGTACCATAAGTGACATTGCTGACCAACAAAAGGCCATATACAATGAATACAGTGAAATAGAACAGTTGATCCGTTTACAGAATCATCCAGCATTGGTCAAGACGCCAGACACTGAAGCAGGTGCTGGCGCTGGTGCAATCATCATGATGCCAGACAACTTGGATCCCGGCTTGAAGCCATACTTGCTGGAGCCTGCGGGCAATGGACTCAGCCATATCTATGATTCAATCCAACGCCGTATTGGTGCCATCGACAAAATGGCCAACACTGGTGCTGTTCGTGCCATAGAGTCACGCACTATGAGTGGTGTGGCCATGCAAACAGAATTCCAATTGCTCAATGCCAAACTAAGTGAACTGGCTGACAACTTGCAACTGGCTGAAGAACAAATCTTCCAATTCTATTACAAGTATCTAGGCACACAATGGATGGGTGAGATTGAGTACCCCGGATCATTCAATGTGCGTGATACCAGCATGGAAATAGAACAGTTGGGCAAGGCCAAGCAGGCCGCTACTGATCCTATTGTGCTACGCAAGGTAGATGAACATATATTAGAATGGATGGGTGAAGAGAAGGAAGTATTGACCTTTATCGATCCAAATCCACAAACAGGCCGTACATATGAGGATGGTGAGGCTATTCCAGATAGTTTACCCAATGCTTATGTGCCTGAAACTGACCCTATGGTACCCGCAGGACAAAACTGCGGCAACTGTGAGTACTACAAGCCGGGTGAACTGTACTGCATGAAGTTTGATGCACCAGTACGTGCTGTCTATTGGTGTGCCAAATGGGCACCAGTAGAAGATGAAAGTTAACAAGGAGCCTAATATGGCATACGGAAAAAAGAAGAATGGCGGTAAAAAGCCACCCAAGAAGTATTAATTACTTGCCCTTGCTGGTTTGGATCACAGTGGTAGAGCCAGAACTACTACGCTGTATCATGTAACTGCCTTGTGGAGTATGTACTTGTCCAATACCAGTTACTGGGTTTACTGTGACAGGTACTGCAATAGGCACAGTGCTGTGGCTTGGGCCAGTAACATAAGTGGTTGATCCTGCACTAGAATATGTGTAGTTGCCACTTGGAGTTATGATAACTTGTGCTTGTGCTGTAGTGGCCATCATGGCCACGGCTAGGATTGCTGTTTTCATTTTGAAACCTTTCTAGTTTCTAGTTAACATACAAGTATTATAGCAAACAAATTGGTGTTTGTCATGCAGTTTGAGCGTCAAATTCCGTCAAGCCATTCAAAAACCCCGCTAAGTACTAGATAATTTAGTCGGGTGACTAAATATTACACAATACTCCAAGGAGGCGATGCACAATGTCAGATAATACATTGGTAAACGAAACGGCTACTGACGCCACAGACGTTGATTCTGAAAGCCAGGCACAAGCGACAAAGACTTATAGTCAACAAGAAGTAGACAACATGATGGCCCGTATGAAAGGCTCATTGGAAAAGAAACTTCTAAAACCCTATGCAGACTTGGGTGATCCTGAAGAACTTAGACAACTAAGAACTGAGGCTGAAAAGCGTCAACAGGAACAACAATTAAAGCGTGGTGAGTTTGAAAAGACACTACAAGACCTTGCATCGCGTAAGGATGCTGAAATCCTCAAGAGAGATAGCATCATTAAGGAATACAAAGTTAATACTCCTTTGATCAGTGCCGCGGCCAACTATAAAGCAGTTGCTCCAGAGCAGGTTCGATCATTGTTAAGTAACCAAGTGCGCCTTAATGAAGATGGTGATGTAGAAGTAGTAGATAACAAAGGCGTCGTTCGTTATAATGACAAAGGTGCACCTTTGGGAGTAGAAGACCTAGTACGAGAATTTCTAGATTCGAATCCGCATTTTAAATCTGCTAGTCCTGCTACTACTAACACTAAATCAAACTTCTCAAGTGGATTAGGCAAAACAGATATTAAATCACTGGACATGAAAAATCCAGACCACCGTAAGATTTACGCAGAATATCGTAAAGCAAACGGAATAGCCTAATTAATCAAGGAGAAATATTATGGCAGGTTCAACAACAAGTACATTAGACGATCTATTACCGTCTATCATCCAAGAAGCCATGTTTGTCGCATCAGAGCGTTCAATCATGCGTGGTCTTGTAAAGAATTATTCTTTAGCAGGCGGACAAGGTAAGACTATCAACGTTCCTATCTATCCACAACAAACAGCGGCCGCTCATACAGAAGGCGACGAAGTTAGCAACACAGCAGTTTCAACAAGCACTGCTACATTGACAGTTAGCATCAGTGCTATCCGTACACTGGTTACTGACTTGGCTGTACAACAATCATCAAGCAATGTAGTTGCTGACTTGGGCCGTTTGTTCGGTGAAGCAATTGCACGTAAGATGGACAAAGACTTAACAGCATTGTTCGCTAGTTTCTCAGCAGGTTCAGGTGACTACACTGGTAACATCACTCCAGCAATCATCTTTGAACAAGTTGCTAAACTACGTGCGCTTGGTGTTCCACAAGAAGGCATCGTTGCAGTATTGCACCCAGAAATTGCTTATACTTTGAAGAAAGTATTGACAACTACTGGTAACGTGGCATTCACTGGTGGTGCATTTGGTAACGTTGCTAACGAAGCAATGCAAATGGGTTATGTTGGCCAATTGGCTGGTATTCCAATCTATGAAACATCAAACATCGACAATGTGACCAACGCTGGTGACTTCCCAGGTGCTGTGTTCCATCGTGATGCATTAGGCATTGGTATGGTTGGTGATATCGCAATCGAAACTCAAAGACGTGCAAGTTACTTAGGTACTGACGTAGTTGCAAGTTGCGCTTATGGTGTTGGCGAACTGTATGACGGTTATGGCCGTAACTTGAAGTTTGACTCTGAATTGAGTTAATAGTTGAGATAGTTTTTACTGACATTTAAACTATCCTGGAAAGACCCACCACAAGTGGGTCTTTCTTTTTGGCTGTATTTAGGGGTGAAAATAGCACTTGGACTAAATACACTTATAGCAAAGAAGGACTTTGCTTTTACAATCTACGGAGAAGGACTCTATGTCATACGCAACCCTTGACGACCTCTTATTGGTCGAACCTACCATTACCGATTACGGTGTACTAGACTGGGATGCTGAACTGGCCCGTAGTGAAGTAGAAGTAAACAGAATCCTCCAAGTGCGTTGGTTCCTAATATATCAAAAAGAAAACGGTTCCACACTGACATTCAATGCTGGACTGCTAACTGAAACACAGTGGACACAGGCCACAGTGTATCACGCACTGGCTTACCACATTGCTCCCAAACTAACCAAGTTTGAAAATGCCGGAGCAGAAGACAAATTCCAAGTTATGATGAGTTACTACCAAGGACGTTTCGAACACGAAATGGACCTTTGCCTACGTTTAGGTGTGGAGTATGATCTTGACAACAACAACACAGTTTCAGCAGACGAAAAGCGAACACTGCACGGCTTGAAGTTGGTACGATAACATGAGCGCACTGAGCCTACGTGAACAAGTGGCTATCAATTTTGTTGATAGTTTGTTGGCCATAGATGATCCTCGTGTGGTCTTGGCTACCCGTGAACCATTTGACGTTGAGAAACTGGCCATCACACAATTCCCAGCATTGCTGGTACAACAAACAACCGAAACACGTGAAACAATCACCATGGGTGCCAGTGCGTCGGGACAGCGCCGTGGCATCATGGAGTTTGAGATACGTGGCTTTGTGCGTGGTGTTGAATTAGACACACGCCGTAATGAATTAATTGCGGCTGTGGAAACTGCACTGGATTCAGATCGCAATCGTGGACTCAAAACAAATGGTGTCATGGACACACAAGTACGCACAATCGAAATTGTGCCACGCTTGCAACCCTTGGCAGAGTTTGTCATGACCATTGAAGTTACTTACAACTACGTGAGAGGAAGCCTATAATGTCATTCAATTTCAACACACTAGCAGATGCAGACCGAGCACAAGCAGATAAGGCCGCACAATGGGACTTGATGGGCTGGGACAAGATAAAAAAGCCGGGAGCGAATCAGGCACCTCAGGCACTGACACCTGAGGTTACCCCTATTGACAGTGGCCCTATAGTTGTTAAACCCAAAAGGAAAGCAAAATGAAAATTGCCATGCACAAGCATTCTATGACACGTTGGTGCCAAGAATCAGAACAAGCACAATTAGAATCAGCAGGATGGACAGTATGCACACATGTGGGTGCTGGCCACACAGATTTAGTCAAGCCGGAAGGAGAAGTTATTCGTCCCAAGGCATCGGTGAAGACCAAGGCGACCGTAACAGCCGAGGAAGAAGCCAATATTAATATACAAGGAGACGAATAATGGCCATATTAACAGGAAACAACGGCGTCATAAAATTAGACGCAACAATAGGTGGATCAGTAGCAACTATTGCGGCAGTGCGTAACTTCTCAATCGAGATGACACGTGACACTATTGAAAACACTACAATGGGTGTTGATGTTCGTACATACCTAACAGGATTAAGTTCTTGGTCAGGTTCAGCAGAC